AGAAGCAAAGAATACATTGCTTGCCAAGTACGGCGATGATCATAAGGCTCTCGTCTTAGATCAAGAACCAGGAAAGGTGGGTCAAGGTACTGAAAGTGTCTTCAAGTAAGGAAGTAAGCAGAGGGCCATGCCCCAACTGCGACACAAGCAAGGGAATGATCCTCTTTGATGACGGACATTCCCACTGCTTCTCATGTGACCATCAGATTCAACCAAGGAAAACAATAGAAAAGTCAATGCCAATAACTAGATCAACAAGCAAGCTACTTACTACTACCATTGCACCTAACAAAGAATGGCGTGGCATCACTGTCGAAACACTGAAGTTCTTTAGTTATTGCAAGGCGTTCTTCAAAGAGCAACCAGTACATGTAGCTACCTATAACGATCAGCAAGGGCTGCCATCTGCACAGCACCTACGCTTTCAAGATAAAAAATTTATCTGGTTAGCTAATGATGGGATAGGAAACTTACAACTCTGGGGTCAGAGCAAGTGGCGACAGAACCACGGCAGAGAATCCAATGTGTTCTGTGTTATTACAGAAGGTGAAGTTGATTGCATGTCAACGAGCCAGATACAAGGCAACAAGTTTCCTGTCGTATCACTGCCTTCAGGTACACAGTCAGTTAAGAAAGCAATAGGTGCAAACCTTAAGTGGCTGAGTCAATTCGCATGGGTAGTCATCTGCTTTGACAACGATGAGCCAGGGCAGAAGGCAGCACAGCAAGCACTTGAGTTACTACCTGCTGGCAAGGCTGCTATCTGTCGTATCCCTGATCCATACAAGGATGCCAACGACATGCTCGTTGATGGTAAAGGTGCAGAGTTAAAGGATCTCTTATGGAAGGCAGTCCCGAGCAGACCTGACTCCATAAAATGTGCGTCAGATTTATGGGATGTACTAATAGAACCTAATGCCAAGGCTATTGTTCACTTACCTTGGACTCAACTGAATGAGAAATGCAGAGGCTTTCGTTCTAATGAGATGTGGTGTATAGCAGCAGGTTCAGGTACTGGTAAGTCCACAGTATGCAGGGAACTGGCCTATCACTTCCTATCTCAAGGGTTAAAGGTAGGTTATATAGCTTTGGAAGAAAGTCTCAAGCGTAGCTTGCAAGGAATTGTAGGGGTTGCACTTAACAAGCCTTTGCATTTAGATGAGAGTGTCGAGATCCCCATCATCAAGTCGGCCTTTGATTCCCTCTTAGGATCAGGCCGACTTTTTTTATACGACCACTTTGGCAGTTGTAATCCCGACACCCTCATAGAAAAGATTACATACCTAGCAACCGTTGAAGAAGTTGATGTTGTAATACTTGACCATCTAACCATCGTTGTCTCAGGGATCGCAGACCTAGACGAGAGAAGGGCTTTGGATGTTACGTGTACCAAGCTGAGACAGTGCGTTGAATCTACTGGTATAGGTTTAATAATTGTGTCGCACCTCCGTAGACCTGAAGGTAAGGGCCATGAAGAAGGGATTAAACCTACACTAGGGCATTTGAGAGGCAGCCACAGCATAGCCCAGTTGAGCGATATGGTTATTTACTGCTCCAGAAACCAACAAGGTGACGCTGGTGAACGTAGTCAGTTGCAGTTAGGCGTACTCAAGAATAGATTTAGTGGCTCAACAGGGGATGCAGACACCCTGCTCTATGACGAGAAGACTGGTCGCCTAGTACAACAAACAAACTTTTTCCAATGACATTACTTATTGATGCCGATATGCTTTGCTTTGCGGCCTGCTGTGCAGCAGAACAAGACTTCAAGTTCAACGACTATCAACACGTACTTGTATCAGATGAGCGTGATGCGTTGGACTATGTAGCTATGAAGCTAGAAGAATACCAGTCCATTACTGGTGATAGAGGCAAGATCATCATGTGTTTCTCTGACTATCCCACCTTTAGACATGAGATCTATAACGAGTACAAAGCTAATCGAATAGGCAAGCGTAAACCCTTGGCATTTAAAGATGTAGCTGAAGCAGTGAGAAGGTATCACGATGTCGCTACCTATCCCAACCTTGAAGCTGATGATGTGATGAGTCTCCTTGCAACAGAGGAGGTGCACCCCACCCGTGTCATAGTCTCAGGTGATAAAGATATGAGATCAACACCCTGTATTCTTCTGAGGAATGGAGATCTTGAAACCATTTCTGAAAAGAGGGCAGACAGAAACTGGATGGTGCAAACTTTATGTGGTGATAGGTGCGACAACATACCTGGGTTGGTAGGTGTCGGGCCAAAAACTGCTGAAAAAATTTTGGGAGATTCCGAAACCCTTTCTGATATGTGGGACAAGGTGATAGGTGCATACGAGAAGAGGAAACTTACATACAAATCAGCATTACTTTCAGCACGACTCACTAGAATCTTGAGACACGGAGAGTACAATCTAAACAAACAAGAAGTAAAACTCTGGAACCCACCACATGATTGATGAAGAACTCTGGCCTGAGATTCCACACTCTCTTATTAGTAAATTGAAAGAGGTGTACCCTGATAAATGTCCATCAATAGATACACCTGACCGAGAGATCTGGAGGTACGGTGGACAGGTGGAGCTAGTAAGAATGTTGGAGTCTGTATATAATGAACAAAACACCACAGACTTCTAATGACTATCGGTACTGGTCACGACATAATCGCAGGCATTGATGCACAGGTATCAGGTTCTGGCCCTGCTATCTATGGCACACAGAAACCTTACATTGCCGATCCTAATACTGGAGCATTGGTTGCTAACCCTAACTATGGTGGACAATATTCAACAGGTGCAACAGGGGAGTTAGCTCCTTATTACGGTGCTGTAACTGCTACTTATAACAAGTACATGGGTGCTGGCCCTGAGAGTCAAGAGGTACAAGATTACTGGGCTTCAGATCTTAAGTCTGGTCAGCATTATTACATGCAACAAAGTGGAGGCACGATGACAGAGCAGCAAGCCTTTGATGCAGCACTAGCAGATATGCACCTGAATTTTGCTATCAGCGATGAGTTCCAAGACATAGTTGCTGGTGGCCCAGATCGTGCAGGCAACGTCAGATTTACTGGCGGCGGCAGTACTACTACTGTTGTCAACAACCCAAGCACTCCTCAAACGCAAGCAATGATCTACGGTGGTGGCGGTAGCAGTGGAGCCAATATAAACATGGCAAACAGAGAAGCTAAGACTGCTGCTGATAATTTTAAAATATTAAAAAGCGATCCCAATGCTTTAGCAGGTGCTGGTCGTGGCATGTATAACCAAAGCAAACAACAAAGTTCAGGATCAAAAGTACCTGGCCCTGGTGTTAAGAATACAAATATCCCAACAGCTTAATATGATGTACCCTTAGTACATAATTAAGAGGCGTTAGTTATGTGTGGTGGTGGTGGTGGCGGCAATCAGGCCGAGGCACAAGAGAAAGCTGATGAAAGGCATCAAGAGAATCTTGCGATACAGCGAGAGCAGATGGCTGAACAGAAGCGACAGTTTGAACTTCAGCGTGAAGAAAATCAAAAGCGTTACGAGAAGCAACAACGTATAGCAGAAGCTGCACCCCCTCCACCTCCAGAGGAAACAGCAGGAGTAGCAACACCAGCATTAGACCAGCTAAAGATTAGTGGTAGTGGTAGAAAAAAATATAGAGCACCAGAATATAAGAAACAAACTAGAAATAGAGCGACATCTAGTCTAGGTATTGCGTAATGGATTTAAAAATTAGCGACATAGATCTTACACCTGGCAAAGGTAAGAAGAAGAAAAAGAAAGGTACTACTCTTGCTGGCAGATACGATCAGTTAAAAACTAATCGTGATCCTTTCCTTCAAAGAGGTAGAGATTGTAGCAAGGTAACGATTCCATCTATCTGTCCTGACTCTAACCAAGGAGATCATGGAAAACTTAAGACACCTTGGCAGTCAACAGGAGCTAGAGGTATAGCTCATTTGTCGCACAAGCTTTTGATTACACTTCTACCTCCTAACACCCCATTTTTCAAGTTAGAGATAGATAGTCTTGCATTACAAATAGAAGAGCAAGGGCCAGAGATTAAGACAGAACTAGACACAGCATTAGTCAAGGTTGAACAAGCAACCATGACCATGCTTGAGACAATGAGTGCAAGAGCTTCACTGAACCAAGCCTTTAGGCAACTGCTAGTTACAGGTAATGTTCTTCTCTATGTACTACCAGATGGAATAAGAGTCATACATCTACAGGATTATTGTGTCGTTCGTGATCCAATGGGTCATGTCACTGAGATTTTAATAGAAGAAGAAGTCTATCCTGAAGCATTACCTGATGGATTCTTACCTGATCAGAAGGAAGAAGAAACATTAGAACCGACAAAGAAAAGTATCAAGGTGCATACATGTGTAAAGCTTGAGAACGGAGTAGCTACCTGGTATCAGGAGGCGAAAGGAAAGGAGATACCTAACACTTATGGTCGTTGTCCAGAGAACTGTAGTCCTTGGATTGTATTGAGATATGAGAAGCTTGACTCTGAAGACTATGGACGCTCACATACTGAGCAGTACTACGGTGATTTAACTGCACTTGAATCTCTGTACCAAGCAGTGATCGAAGCAGCAGCAGCAGCCAGCAAAATTTTATTTCTTTGTAATCCGAATGGAACTACACGCCCTCGTACACTAAGTAGTGCAGCGAACGGTGCAATAGTTCAAGGTAATGCTGCTGATGTTACTGTCGTTCAAGCCAACAAGCAGGCTGATTTACAAATAGCTAATTCAACTATTGATCGTATCGAAGGTAGATTGCAATTTGCTTTCTTACTTAACTCAGCTATTCAAAGACCTGGTGAAAGAGTTACAGCAGAAGAAATTAGATACATGGCACAAGAACTTGAAGCAAGTATAGGTGGCTTCTACTCCATACTTACTCAAGAACTACAGCTACCATTAGTACGCAGGTTGATTTATATGTTGCAAAAGAAAGGCAAGCTACCTGAGTTCCCCAACAGTCAAGAGACAGGTGAACCATTAGTACTACCTAAAGCTGTAACAGGATTAGAAGGTATAGGTAGAGGTGATGATATGAATAAATTAACTGAGTTCTTAGGTGTAACACAGCAAGTACTAGGCCCAGAGATAGCACAACAGTATGTAAATTACGAAGAAGCACTGCGAAGATTGGCAGCTAGTGCTTCAATAGATACGACAAACTTAATCAAAACCAGCGAGCAGCTACAACAAGAGGCTGCTGCTGCACAGGCACAAGCCCAACAGCAACAACAAGAACAACAGATGATGGAAATGATGAAGTCATCTGCTGCATCTAAAGTCGCTGACAACTTTACTCAACCAGGTTCACCTTATGGCCCCCAGTTCTCAGGCTCCGAAGACGGAGCAGCAGGAAGCATCCCTAACTCCCTCCCCAATCTCAGGGCAGCAGCCCAAGGACTCCCCAGTGGCCCAGTCCAAGAAGGAGGAGAAGTCTAGGGAGTTAGCTGCTGTTAAAGAAGAGAAGACAGTTGCTAAAAAGAAGAAAGACAAAGAGCCGCAAGTTACTAAAGACGGCGAACGGCACATCACTATCAAATGAAGATAGAATTATCACGATCAGGTATTCCTCTTCACATGCTGGATTCAATTCAGATACAAGAGCTACCTATCGAAGAGTTAACTAACACCACCACCTACGAGATTTGCCATGAGTCCAGAGCCAGTAACGATTGCACAGGAGGAGACTCCTGCGATGTCTCCAGAACAGGAGACTCACGCTAAAGATGTAGCACTAATTGATGGTGTTGATCTTAGTGGACAAACAAAGCTTGCAGGTAAATACGAAACTGTTCAGGAATTAGAGAAAGGTTACGCAGAACTGCAAAGCAAATTAGGTAGCCAAAGCAATGAAGCTCCTAAAGAAACTGAAGCAACTGACACACCTGAAGCATCTGAGTCTGAACCTTCAGAATCTACTGAAACTGGTAGTGC